AGTTAAAGGTTTTTATAGGGATGTTGAATTGCCTTCTCCCTCTCCAGAAATAGATGAAATTGTTAAGAAATACAATGAGTTGACTGGCGATAACGATAATTATGATGCCGATTCGAGATACACTTTACTGGAAATGCAGGTCAATTTGGATTTGCCTGGATATGAAGAAAAAGATGAAGCGGGTGAGGACACAGGAGTTGCTCTGCCGTACATTGTGACGTTGGATTTATCTTCTAAAACGATCCTTTCCATCTATCGAAATTGGTACGAAGACGATGAAGACACCATGCCTCGTCAGCACTTTGTACATTACCAATACCTTCCTGGTGTTGGTTTTTATGGTTTTGGTTTAATCCACGTTATTGGTGGATTGGCTAAATCAGCGACTTCCTTGTTACGTCAGTTAGTCGATGCAGGTACTCTATCCAATCTGCCTGGTGGTTTGAAATCACGAGGTCTGAGAATTAAGGGTGATGATTCCCCAATCATGCCTGGTGAATTCAGGGATGTAGATGTCCCTGGAGGAGCCATTAGAGACAATATAGCGTTTCTCCCCTATAAGGAACCATCTCAAGTGCTTTATTCACTCCTTGAAAATATTGTTGAAGAAGGAAGAAGGTTTGCATCACTAACTGATATGAAGATTAGTGACATGAATCAGGAAGCACCCGTAGGAACTACGCTTGCTATTATGGAAAGAACGATGAAGGTCATGTCTGCCATTCAGCAGAGACTACACGCTTCCATGCGAATTGAATTTAGGATATTGACAAATATCATACGGGACTTCACTAAGCCGTCTTACCCTTACGAAGTGAAGGCGGGAGAAGAAATCAAGGAAAAAGACTTTGATGACAAGGTGGATGTGATTCCAGTTTCCAATCCGAATGCAGCGACAATGGGACAACGCATTATGCAGTATCAGGCTGCTTTACAGTTGGCACAACAAGCACCGCAAATGTACAACATGCAGGAACTGCATCGTCAGATGCTGGATGTCTTGGGTATACAGGATGCCGATAAGATTGTACCGACTGATGATGACATCATGCCACTTGATCCTGTGGCGGAAAACATGAATATGCTAAACGGGGAACCCGTTAAAGCTTTTGAGTACCAAGATCACGAAGCCCACATTACAGTGCATTTGGCGGCTGCGGAAGACCCTGAACTGAAGCAACGAGCAGAGGCTTCTCCGATGGGACCGACTATTTTAGCTTCTTTGGATGCTCACGTTACCGAACATTTGGCTTTCTTATACAGAGCACAAATTGAAAATGAATTGGGAACACCACTACCACCAGTAGGAGAACCCCTACCAGAACATATCGAAAAGCAATTATCAACCTTGGTAGCCGAAGCGTCACAGAGACTGTTAAGCAGACACCAGAAGGAAGCAGAAGAAGAGCGTATCCAAGAAGAGTTGAAAGACCCGTTAGTTCAAGCCAAGCTGCGTGAACTCGATATCAAAGAAAAAGATGTCGATAGAAAGACACAGGCAGATGCAATGAAGCAGGAAGCCACTACGGAACGTGAATTACGCAAAGACCAACTGGAAGTACAGAAAATTAAATCACAAGAAAAAATTGCAGGAGCTAAGATCGGTGCTGATATAATGGAAACTATTGTCGATGCACAGATAGCTGACAAGGCACTTTCCGCCAAGCAACAAGCGAAAGGTGCTGATGTTGGCGTGAGAATAGCTGAAAAGCTAATGGATAAAAATAAGGAGCAGAAAGATGGTAAACCAGATATTTGAGTATTGCGTAGGAGCCTTACATTTCCTAGCAGGATTGACAGGCACAAGTTATCAAGAAGTTAATGTTTTAATTTTTTGTTTGTTAATACCTTTAATAATAATTGTACAATTTATTTGGATTTGGATTTTGATCAATGGCAGACGTATTAGGTACTAACTTAAAAGAAGGATTTCTTAGGCGGCTTAATGACGAGAAGGAAAGAATTAAGGAGCATCTCGCAGAAGGCACTGTTGAAGATTACAACGCTTTTAAAAGACTGACTGGAGTCATTGAAGGTCTTAATTTAGCTGAAAGAGAATTTAAAGAAGTTTTTGAAATAATAGAAAATAGTTGAAATAAATTATTTCTCAGATATTATTGTTTTTGACTGGGAACGCAAAACCCATAATTTTGTGCAACAACAGGATGACTTATGACATCTGAAACCAACGTAGCTGAGATTGATACCGATCAAGAATCTCATACATCTACGCAAATGCCAGAACCTTCTGGTTACAAGATATTGATCGCACTCCCTGACGTAGACGAAGCCACTGAAGGTGGCATTATCAAAGCCGAAGAAACAAGGTACGCTGAATCCGTTGCTACTATTGTTGGTTTTGTTCTAAAGATGGGTCCTGATTGTTACAAAGATCAAAAGCGTTTTCCCAGTGGTCCTTGGTGTAGTGAAGGAGATTTTATCTTAATGCGTACCTATACAGGTACTCGTTTCAGAATTCATGGTAAAGAACTTCGTTTAATTAATGATGACAGCGTAGAAGCTGTGATCGATGACCCAAGAGGATATGAAAGACTATGATTGAAGAAAATGCAGAACAATTAGTAGAAGAAGAGACTGATCTCGGTAAAGAAGATTTTGAACTTCCCGTAATACAAACTTCTCAAGAAGAAAAGTTTTTCGGTAAGACTACTCAAGTGAGCAATGCATCTGATGATGAACTTGAAGTGCAGGTAGTTGAAACAGAAGAAGTCGAAACCCCGAAAGAAAATACTGAAGAGATTGATTCAGTTAGTGGCAGGGTACAAAAACGAATTGATAAGCTCAAATACGAATTTCACGAAGAACGTAGAGCCAAGGAAGATGCACAGAGGATGAGGGATGAAGCGGTAAATGCTGCTCAAACCTTAAATAGTCAACTGCAACAAGCTAGACAAATGGTGTCTCGTGGACAACAAGCAGTGGTCTCCAATGTGGCTGCCAAGGCAGAAGCAGAATTAGAACATGCTAAGAGGGTTTGGTCAGATGCTACTGATGAAGGTGATAAAGAAGCCATCATTAATGCACAGGAAAAAATGCTGGAAGCTAAACTGCAATTGACGCAAGCCGATGCAGCTATGAAGAGGCAACCCCGAAAGCAACCACCTAAACGACCTGTCCAACAAGCTCCTTCGCCACAGCAAATAGCACAAACACAGCCACCACAACTTGATCCAATGGCTGAAGAATGGCTCGGTAAAAACGAGTGGTTCAATGCCGATAAAAAGCTAACAGGTTTTGCGATGGGGGTGCATGAAGATTTATTAACAGAGGGTATTAATCCTCAAACAAGGGAATACTACGACAGAGTAGATGCTGAAATGAAAAAAGTATTTCCCAACGATTTTTCCGATTCCGAGTTGGATGAAGGGCAAACTGCTCCAACACGGAACGCAGCTACGATGGTAGCTCCAGCCACTAGAAATAATGGCGGAAAACCACGCAAAGTGCAGTTAACGCCCACTCAAGTTTCTCTCGCCAAGAAGCTTGGGCTATCAGCAGAACAATATGCTAAACAAATAGTTAAGGAGATGATTTAATGTCCGAAGAGCGTAATCGAGAAATCGAAGGTCGAGAGACCCATGAAGCTTCACGAGAAGTAGAGAACAGAGAAGCCGAGAAGAGAGATGAACCCTGGGCACCGCAGACTATTCTGCCTGACCCAGACCCACAAGATGGATTTGTATTTAGATGGATTGCCACTTCCGTAAATGGCACTGTCCTGAATACAAATGTTTCATCCCGTTTCAGAGAAGGTTGGGAGCCTGTAAAAATGGAAGATCATCCAGAGATAGCGGAAAACATTGTCCCTGATTATCATTCCCATTTTAAAGGCAACATTGAAATCGGAGGATTGCTTTTATGCAAAGCCGATGCTTTAACCATGAAGAAAAGGGATGAGTACTACCAAGAAATGGCAAAAGCTCAAATCGAAGCAACTGATCAAAATTACTTCCGTGAACAAGATTCTAGAATGCCCATGTCATCTGACAAGGACACTAGAGTCAAATTTGGGAGTGATTCTTAGGGCAGAAAATAGAATCGCATTTTATGTAAATTAGTATTATAGGAGAATAAGCAGATGGCTACATCAGCAACACCCTATGGTGCAAGACCAATTGGTACTTTAAGTGCAAGCGGTTCCTATTCAGGAAAAGTTCAGCACATAAAGATTGCAAGTGCATATGCAGTAAATATCTTCTATGGAGATTTTGTAAAGTTAGTAGCGGCAGGGACTATTGAAAAAGACGCTGGAACTACT